ACGATGTCCGCAGACACCGTGCAGCCGGTACAGACTGCGTAAGCCAACTACAATTGTGGTGGTGGTAAAATAGGTTCGATTAGTAGTGGTGGTGGACAAATCCAAAAGTGCAGAGAAAAATCTTCTGCTGTGGAAAAGTAAATGTCCATCCTAGTTGTCGTCGAGTTATTACTCGCTGAGAGAGCCTGGAATCCTCCTGCGGACTGGACTCCAGATGTCCAATCTAACTGCCGGTGCGGATAAAACCGCCCCTGAGAGTAGAATGGGACCTCAATCTCGTTGACTGGGTTGATAGATCCAATTGTGACGTTTGATCCAAGTGTACCTCGGACAAGACGATCTTCGGTTAAACCGGAAAAATTGGCTTCTGATATTGATGTTGGTGTGTTTAGTGTTGCTGTGTTGCACAAATATGGGACTTGTCCATTAAGTCGCTTAGTGTAAAGAATAGGCGTTGCAGCTTCACCAGTGCCGGTATAACCGGCATAGTGTAGCTTATAACGCATACCTCCCCTCACACCAGCGAAGCACATGGTAATCCAATGCCACAGTGTCAAAGAACAATAATTGTACGGCTCGGCAGTGGCAGTCAGGTCTACAGCACCTGAAACATACCCTGGCCAAAAAGGATACATGGCCTGGCGATAAATCGTCCTTCCATATGCACTATTGACGACCGAAGGAGCTGTGCGAAAATAATCATATCGTTTCAACATCTGACGAAATGATGTAATCGCTTCTCCAGTAAAGACCTTGTTAATAAGTCCAGTATCCTGTACACCGAGTCCCAATTGCTCTGAACTCAGATGCATCGGGGCACTCGGCTCATCAGTGCGTACAGCATCGGGAGATTCTTCTTCTCCTTGAAACTCCAAACCCTGCTGTTCCAAACCGGGACGAAATAATGTGAACGTATCGTCAGGCACGAAGACTTCAAAATCTTCCCCCATGCTGACAAACACATTCACAGTGATGTCGTTGTCTGTTGTGGAATTTGGGACTGACAGCTCATTCACAACGTACACTCCTATAACACCATTGCCTTCTTCCTTTGAAAGAAATGCGGAAGATCCATACATCTGAGTATCTGACGCAAATCCAGGCACATGGTGATCAAGAAGAGTGTAATTTTGACCATTGCCTATCTCAATCGTGAAATCCCGTGTTTCCGACATGTCGACGATGTTGATGTAATTTACATTATATTCATTCGACTTTAGGTAATCTGGGTCATACACGACCTTCAATCTCCCTCGATGGAAAGCTGATGCAACGATTTGAAATCTGAACTTCATAGTTCCTGTCCAGTATTTAAAGGGCATAGCAGCAATACAAGATGGAGTGAGATGGTATTGAGTGGGAAAGCCTTGTTGTGCAAACTGACATGGATCGACACGAGCATTCCAAAGCATAGTTTCAGGAGATGTCCCCACGGCCCAAGTAAATTGGGTCAAATAGGATTCCCGAGAAGCAATGCTCTTAATACTCATTTGATCGGTTTCAGATAGTCCAACGACTCGCGGATCAATAGTCAATTCTTGCTTGTTATCGACTGTTAATTTGACAGACTGATCAGGAACATTAGTCAATGCTAAAGATCCCATTGGTCGTTGAACCATAGACACGCTAGTAGGATCTAAATTAGGTCGTGAGAATCCAAAAGCTTTCGCCACATTTGACACAGTATCAGCCGCCATGGACGTAGCTAGTGCATACGGAGCCAATCCAGGTACCGCACTTAAAGCATTCGCAGCTTTCGACAACGAAGTTGCAGGACCTGAAATGGATCCTTGAGCTTTATCTGTCTCATCCTTTCCTTGTGGAGCCAAAGATCCTGGCTCAACACTGGTTAGCACTGACAATTCAACGTCCTCAGCCCACGCGAATACTGAAATGGTAACCTGGTCAGTTGCTCCATTAGCATGTTTAAGAAGTACAAGAGAACGCAAAATAATTTCTCCCATTTCTCCCCAGTCTTGATCTGGAATATCAAGGTAGTTGGCATACCAAAAGAACGGCAATACCATCTCACCACCTTGAGATAACATGGGATCTAAAAAGATCTTGGGCAATTGAGTAAGATTAACATTGTCAGCTGTGACTCCTGATCTGTTTTGGGTCATGGTGTCAGACAAATGCAGAGGATGGTATGCGGCATACGCACGTCCATAGTGGAAGGAATTACCATTAATAATGATCTTAACCTTCAACTTACACCTCAACAATTTGTAATTTGTAACACGATTGATTACTCTCAGG